CCTGGTTCGTTTGTAGCTGAGTTGATTGAACGCTTATAATTCTTTAAACACTCTAGCAATCTACTTGCACTCTTATCAAAGTAACACTTATGGAAGTGCATCCTTGCTAGTTTAATACCTGATTCTATACTTGCTATTGGGACAATGCGTACATCCCAACCTTGCTTTTTCATTATATCTTCTGCTGATAATCCGTACTTGTAATCTTTTGACTTACCATCATGTGGTAAGAACATTTTACCCCAATTGTAATTAAGGTTCTTGAGTTCAGATGAGAAGCTGTCTAGTGTTCTGTGATTGTCCTCTATGTATCCAATGATACGAATATCTGATACACCTCGTTGACATAAGACAATAGACATAGAGTCATTAAAGCCTAAGTCAAACACTACATGAACCTTTAGCATTGGGTCATAAGGTACAGATGTAATACGACCATTCTCTTGTGCATCTCTTATCTCGTTAGCGTATATAGCACCATCTACAGCAGCCTTACAATCACCTTCCCAGATGTTTGCATAGTCAGGGTTAGTCTTTTCGCTATGCTTACGTTCTATCTCTAACACTTCAGGAAACCAAGGATTGTCAGTATAGTTTACTTTAACAACCTTAGCGTTCTCTGGTGGATTAACCACGAATCTAGTGTATGTATCGTCTGTATCTATGTTAGGGTTAAATGATACCCATATCTCTGAATTAGGTTTACGTATTGTAGGAATTAAGATATCCCATGACTTCTTACTAACAGTCTGAGCTTCCTCTACCCATACAATGTCACAGCCTTCAAAAGACTTTATAGACTCTACTGTATTAGTAGCAAGTCCTGTAAAGCTAAATGTACTACCGTTAAGACCTCTAATCTCTGCTTCTAGGACTTCGTAGAATGCTCCTAGACCTAATGCTTGTATCTGGTCATTAAGTAATGTATGTACTGACTGCTTAATACTGCGTTGTATTTCTCTAGCACATAAGACACGTGTTGGCTCATTAGCTGCTTTTATAAGCAATGCTCTTGCCATAGACCATGACTTACCTGAACCTCTACCACCGTATGCTACTTTGTAACGGTGTGGCTCAAATAGAAAGTCTAGCTTACTCGGAAACTGGGCTATCGTCTGGCTTGACAAAGAGTATTCCTATTCCGCTAGGTAAATCTGAACCGTCTGGTCCTGTTAATTCTTGAGTAGCTACTGACTTACCGTCTAATCTATCACCTATTTCTTTTATAGCACCTAAATCACCTTCTTGTGCGTTCTCAAAGAGTTTTTCAGCAATAGCGTGTATACGTCTGTAGTCTTCTTGTACAGCTAATTTACGAATTGTATTTGCCCATATCCTATTGTTTTTACTAGAATTGGTATTTCCTACCGGAGCTCCTACTTTAGGTTCTTTATCTTCGTTATTTTCCATTGTTTTGCAACTCCTAATAGGTTGGTTGCCCTCTATTGTCTATTATCTTGTAATAATCCTGTGCCTAATGGTACACCAACACCTACTCCAAACATTTGGTTACCAAATTTGTTGAATAAACTTGCTCTTTCCTCTGGTGTAGCATATTCATATATATCTTTAATGCCAGAGCTTTCTAAAATACCTTTAGCTTGTGGGTTTAAATCTTTAGGTATAATTGCACCTTTAAACTCACCTATACCAACTGCTCTTTGTGGTTTTATCTCAAAGTATTCTGTTGGCATTGATTTAAGACTATCTAAATAAGCACCAATATCTGCTTTTAAATTTTTAGGTGCGTCTTTATACATCTCATCAAACAATTTATAATTTCTTGTCTCTGCTATATCAAGTATAGCACTATTAGCATCAAAATCTGGATTTACTTCTTTAAGCCTACCTGTTAAGTCAAAATAAGCATCATTAAATTTATCTTTTACTGCTTTAAAATCTTCTGAACCTATTATTCTTTCTCTACTACCTTTAATTTCTGTTAGGTTTTTAAACTTAGGTGTGACTAATGCTCTTACATTGCCTACACCATAATTAAAGCCTTCTGTACTAGCTCCGCCCTTCATTTCTTTTACAATGTTTTCTAAAGTAGCTGGTGCATATTTTCTATATCCTGCATTTGTATAACCTTTAAATAATTTAGGTTCTACATTTACACCAATTTCAGGTAACTTTCTATCAAAATTACTTAACCAATTCTCATATTCTGCTTCATTAGCGTTTTTTAATACATTAACATCTGAGAAAAATTTATAATCATTATCATAGGCATTTTTATCTGGAAGTATGCCCTTTTCTTTTAAAAACTTAGCTTCTACTAATGGATTATATTTTCGTTCTGAAAAATCATCTACTAATTGAGAGAACTTATAATCACCTCTAGGCACTTCATCTAGTAAACCACCAAATTCTTTTTTTAAGTTTTCTTGACCTTTTGAACTAATATCATAAAGAATATTTGGTTTCTTTTTTGTATAAGCATCTGACCTGAATACTGGATTTGAACCAGATGGCATAGCCATTTCTTTAGAACCAATTAATGATATATCACCAAAATTTACAAGTGGGTTTGATGCTTTGCTAATAGCTAATGATGGTACAGGCATACCACCTAATTCTTGTGCAGCAATTAATTTTTGTGGTGTAAGGTTATGTTGAACAATAAGCTCTTCACCTGCTCTAACGCCTGGTACATATTGTGACAATAGTCCTTTACTTATATCACCAACTGGCTTGACAGAACCAACTAAACCTAAAGCAAGGTCAGTCATATCCTGTGTCATATTAACAGGCTTTGGTGTGTTAAGGTCTTTTAATAGTCCCTGTGCATCTCCACGCATTAAATATGCAAGCGGAGCATCACCTTTTTGAATATAGTTATTAAGTAGACGGTCTAATGGCGACAGGGTAGCTTGGTCTTGCTGGCTTGCCCATGTATTTAATAATGCCATTATAACTCGCTTTCTTGTCCGTTTCCTTTTAGAGGATATATCATTCTATAGTAAGTCTGCCACCACTCTTTTGCGTAATCAGTATTCTGATAGTCTTTAAAGCATGGTGTTCCTAATGTGTGATGCACTAATTTAGCATCTGGGTTGTATTCGTATTCTGTTTCTAGCCAATTCCATGTTTCGTCTAGCTTACCTACTTGTTCTTCTGGATACTTGAGCCATTCAAACCTGTGTAGGTATTTACCCGGCTTATCCATAACAAACCGTGGTGTTAATTGTTTGTTTAAGTGATGCCCACAATTCCATAGCATAACTGAAGACCAATTCTTTTTAGGATAATCTTCGTTCTTTGCACCTAAGTACTTAACAGGGTGTTTTGTTTGGTAGTGATGTTTTACGACTTTGACAGCTTCGTCTTGCTGAAACTCCCATAACAACTCTGCAATGTCTGACCTTACAATCATGTCACCATCAACCCACAAAGCCATTCCTTTAAAATCACAAAGGTAAGGAACTAGAAAGCGTGAATATATAAATGCGTTACTACCGTCTGTATGAGTTTCTGTATACTCAGATAATGTATTTAAAGCCATTGGTGTAAAGCTAACAGGTATTGATGAGTGTTCAATTACGCTTTGGCAGAATACTGCATAAGCTACCGGCTCTACTTTTAAATCCATTCCTACAAATATTTTAAGCATTGCTTATTATACTATTTCTTTTTATTGCGCGAACTAATATTCTTTGCCTTTGCTTTTGCATCTGCTTTACTAGATGCTCCCCATGCTTTTAGGGATAGTAATAATCTTGTTGGTTCACCGTTAGGTTTGCGTTCTGGTCCTGGCATATTACCCATACGAGCTAAGAATGATGCACGTCTAGGATTATCACCTGACTTTACTGGTGCTTTTAGATTGCCACCTGTTTCTTTGTTGTAAGATGCACGACCCTTAGCGTTTAAACCGCCTTTAGGGTTCTTGCCTGCTTTCTTTTGCCAAACACTCATTTCTTTTTCTTGCTTGCTGATTGCTTTAGAGCTTTAGCTGTAGGTGCGCCTTTGCTTCCTACTTTACGCATTTTCTCGCCACTACCCTGAGCAATACGTTTGCGTTTAGCATGGATATTTGACCACAATCCAGGTTTACTTGCCACGTTTAGCTGCCTTTTTCATAGGCTTAGCTGTCATAGCTTTACCTGTTTTCTTTGCGTATGATTTAGCTTCTTTCTTACCTTTTTCTGTGTAAGCAAATTTCATTTTTCCGACCATTG